AGTACGCTACTTGAATTATTTGTTAGAGAATGCAGAAAATACTAAATTTCTGTTGGTTACTAACTCAATTGATAATTTTGCAGACCAAGATACCTATGGACGTCTTTATTTTTACGAATATAGCAACGTCAATTTCATATTGAAATACTTAAAAGATACTTTCGGGTCTTATGTTGGCGATGTTTTGGATTACATGAAAGAAGTAGCGCAAGGCAATCACAAACGCATTTTGATTTTGGAAGGTGCAAAAGGAACGGGCAAAAGCCGCTTTATAGAGTTTGCCAACCGTGTATTTAGAGATGGAATTGTAATCATGGAGGGACTTGGCGAAAGTGAAATTACAAACACCAACCTTGTATTTGTTCGCACCGATTACCCGTTTGTAAAAACAACCTGCAAATTTACCGACGATGAATGCAGGGCGTTTTATGACTACTTAAAAAAATAGCTTTTCAATTTTCAACTATTCAAAAACCATTTTGTCCACTTCGACAAAATGGTTTTTTTATTACTACTCTATTTAGCATAATGTTTTGTTTTGTCCTAAATTTTGCGATTAGCGATGTCCTTTGGTGGGTGGTTTTGTTTTTGGAATTTTGTGTAGAATTTAAGTTTTGAAATATGATTCAATTGATTGATGCTTTACGGTACATGGAGGAACGAAATGAGAGGGGTTTTGCTAAGAGCTTTTCGATTAAGTATGTTACTTATAATCGGAAGACTGGCGAAGGTGGAGAAATTATTCATATACAGAAGTGTACGAAGTGTGTAGGTAAGCAAGGCGACAAAATTATTTTGGGTAATCAGTTACCGGAGCATTCGCGGGCTGTGGGTGGGCTTGACCCTGATAGGGTGCGAAAAAACCCGAATCATTTTAAAAATGCTACTCGAAACTTGTTACTGCCCAACGGCGAAATTAGAAAATGCCACATAAGACTTATTATAGAGTTTAATAACGAAAAAGTTTTTTATTAATGGAAAACGATATACAGATATTTGAGGGTTATGCTTTGTTGCCAAAGGCTATTGTAACGTTTGGCGACAGGGCTGCTGATGCTGCGAAAGAGGCGTTTGCAAAGCCAAAACAAACGGGCTCTACTTGGAGTCCGTGGGGTGATGCGAATGATGAGCCGCAGGCAATTATGAATGATTTGAAGTTGAATGCGATTGCCAGGCGTGCGCTTCAAATTAGAACGGCTGCTCACTTTGGTAAGGGTGTAGTGGCGTACCGTGGGGAAATAGATGAGAATGGGAACGAAAAGAAGGTTATTGTTACCGACGAAGAGGTTTTGGATTTTTTCAGAATCAATAACATCAATCTTCAATACTCTGAATTAGTGCATCATTTGGAGGTGATGGGTAATGCTTTTCCTGAATTGATTTTGAATAAAAAAGGGGACAAAATAAACCGTATCAATTTGTTAGACCCTGCATAATGTAGGTGGGAGGTAATGAAGGCGAGCAGCCGAAGGATTGAAAATGTTTACTATTCGGCTAACTGGCCTAGCCCTTCGAGCGATGAGTATGATTTGATTCCGACCTTTGACCCGCTCAAATATTCTGAAAACAAATCGGGACATTCTAAAAAGTTCGTTTTTCCTATTTTCTACAAAGAAATTGGTAGTACTTATTACCATTCAGCGGTTTGGAATGGCATTAGAGCGGGCGGTTGGCTTGGTGTATCGAATAAGATACCTGCTTTGAAGTTGGCTATTTTCAAAAACCAAATGAGTATTAAGTATCATATTGAAATTCCCGATGATTATTTCACTACTCGCTACCCACACCCGACTTTTACTGAAGCGCAGCGTGAAGAAAAGCGTGTTGAAAAGCTTACGGAATTGAATAAATTTTTGACGGATACTGAAAACTCGGGCAAAAGTATTGCTACTTTTTTCTTTTATGATAAAGCGGCTAGAAAAGAGTTACCGGGTTGGAAGATTAATGTGATTCAAAATAAATTGAAAGATGATGCTTACTTGCCTGATTCGCAAGCTAGCAACTCTGAAATTTTGTTTGGAATTGGTATTGATCCGGTACTGGTGGGACATATGCCGGGTGCTCAGTTGGGTAGTAGTGGCAGCTCAAAGCGTGAGGCGTGGTGGACTTTGGTAAATACGATGCACGTAAGTAGGGCAGTTAGTTTGCAATTGCTTGATTTTATTAGGGATTTCAACGGCTGGGACAAAACGATAAAGTTTGCTTTTGTAGATGTGGACACTTCGCAAACGCAAGACCAACACCCTAGCAAAACGGAAGAGGTTATTCAGTAAAAACGAAAACTAATTTTTCAAGATATGAAATTATTCATAAACACAATAGATGTTATAAAGCAGTTTGTTGCTGTAAATGCTAGTTTGGCAATTGAAACGATTAAGCCTTATTTGATTCAGGCGCAACGTAAATTCATTGTTCCGGTGATTGGTGCTGATTTGAGCAATTTGTTGCTTGACTATTACAATGATACTAAGCATGTGGCTAATGAGTTGTACGATAATTTGATAGAGGGCATTCAAGAGCCGCTTGCAAACTATGCTTTGTATCTGTACGCTCCAATCGGGCAATTGCAGGTTTCTGACGCTGGTATTAATCGGGTAGAAACGGAAAATAACAAGGCTGCTTATCAGTATCAAATGAATGAGCTGCGCAAGAGTTGGCTTGATGCTGCGCATCAGGCGATTGATGAGTTGCTTGGTTTGCTTGATGCTACTACTAGCGACACGTTGCCTGTTTGGTTTTCGAGTGCTGAGTATGTTGAAAATAAGAGTTTGTTTATCAATTCGGCTGAAGAATTTACAAATGAAGTTCCGAATTTGAATTACTCACGCCGCTTATTTATTTACTTGAAACCGATTATTCGGGCGACTGAAAAAAGATACATTTTGCCTTCGATTTCGGCGGCTTTATTTGCTGAAATTAAGAACGAGTTAAGGGCTAATAGTGTGAGTGATGCCAATAAGGCTTTATTGGAATTGATACGGCTTCCGGTGGCTTTGCTTTCGATGAGCAAGGCGTTGGATAGTTTGAGCATTGAAATTATGCCTTCGTCGATAGTTGAAAATTATACTTCGATGATGATCAATGAAAAATCGAGCGTACAGGCTTCGGCGGCTAAGATTCATAACTTAGAGCGGGCTTTGGAGCAAGATGGCAAGGCTGAATTGCAGCGTGTTATTGATTTTTTGAATACAAATCATGCGGATTACCCGCTGTTTGAGGCGAGCGATTTGTATGTAGATGTAGCGGCTGGCGAAGTGGTAGCTGAATTTGTGAATGATGGTGGATTGTTTTTGATGTAAAAGCTATGAATAAGATAGAGATAGGAACAAAGGTTTTTTCGTACGCTAGTGAATGGAATGAGCTGACTAATGAGCAGCTTATTGAATTTGCTAGGTTATATACAAAAGGGCTTAAAGAATACGATTTCAAATTGAAGTTTTTCAGTTTATTGAGTGGAATAGAGCTTGGAATACTGAAAAAGTTTGATGAATTTGACCTTGTTAGGGCAGTTGAAACGATTGATTTTTTGTTTCGGAAGTCTGAAAAGGGCATTCATTTAGATGTGCAGCTTACTAAAAATTTGATTCCAAAGATTTTGGATTATGTTGGTCCTATTTCGGAATTTGATAATTTGAGCTTTATTGAGTTTGTAAATGCTCACTCTGCTTATATTGCTTTTGCGCAAACGTGGGAAACGGAGTATTTGGATAGGTTAGTTGCGATTTTGTACCGAGAGCGTGCAAAGAAAATGAATTTGTACGATTTGAGAGTTAAGTATGAAGATGCTAGTGTAGATGAGCGCATTAAGCGAATAGCAAATGTTAGTTACGCGCTGAAATTGTGTGTGTTTTTCTACTTTGAGGGCTGTATGAATTACGTACAAAAGGAGTTTCCTGCTTTGTTTAAGCGAAGTGAGGAAGAGACTGAAACGGAAAATGAGTATGGTTTTTTGGGCATTTTGTTTGATATAAGCGGCGATAAATTTGGGGATTTTGACAAAACGGCAGAACAGAATTTATTTTTGATACTTTCGTACTTGGATAATAATTTGAAAAAACAAAAGAAATGAATATTG